AATAATATTCTATTTTTTATAGCTCTATTGAAAGCAGCAAATGTAACACCATCTATATCTTGTATACTTCTAGGATCTTGAGCTTGTATAGCTACAGTAGCTGACATTGCTTTAGGTACATTACTAGTATAGCTAAATTCTCTTAATATGTTTTTATTACTAAAGGGTATAAATTCATAAAGTTCACTCGGTACTTCACTTGAATCTATAGGTAAATCAATAACAAAGACAGTATTACTTTCTTTATCGTCTGTAACAACAAAATTATGATTAGGACATACTTTATTTACTTCTTTCCATATATCATTTAAAAATTTACCTAACGTATAATCTTCTTCATCCGCATGTTTTTCAGCAATATCATTAATCATATTAATATTAAGAAAAATACTTCCTATCCTTCTTACACGGTCAGTATTATTTAATGGAAATTTAAAATAAAGATCATCTGCATTTGATGGTAATGCTATTTTTTTATCCCTATATATTAGATCTACTGTTTGGTTTTCAATTGAACCATAAGATCCTAAAAGATAACTTAGTGGAAAATCACTAAGCTCAGGTAAGTATCCTATAGAATCTTTAATACCATAGGCATCTATATTACCCCCCTGAGATGCTAAAACATTAGTTTCAAATTGCATAGGCAATATACACACGTTAGCATCACAAGAATAATCTAATAATTCATTTTCTCCAGACTTTGTATAGTCACTAATAGGACAAAATAATAAAGGGTCTACTTTTAATGTTTTACCTTTACCAGTATCATATACTCTATCGGCTACTATTTTAACTGGGGTTTGGGCCTTAGCATCTTTAGTTATAAGATTTTCGTTAATTAACATACACAAAGCATCCCACCTTATGAAAGGTTGAGTGTTTAAATAATTAACCTTACCTTTAACACTATCAGTATGATATTTAGCTTTATCTTGAGTTATGGGAATAATATAATTTACAAGGTCTTCTTTACTACCTAACCCTAAATTGGTAATTAGAAACTCTTCTATTGTAGCAGCTTGATATTTCATCAAATCTCTTAAAAATCTACCAAAATTATCCCCCCCGGATCCTGAAAAATTTTTATAACCAGATGTACTAGCGAGTTGTTTTGCATTAGTTTTTTGGGTTTCTAATTGCTTCCTCTGTTTACTATTCTCCTCAAAACTATCTACATATTCTTCATTTTCAAATTGAAAAACTTCCTCTAAGCGTTGTTGTTCAAATTCAGTTACGCCATAAGTTTTTGATGAAAAAGAACCAAAAGTACAATAGTTATATAGGGATTTCGCTAATCCTAACAAACCATTATAACGGGGAAATAATCCCGCATTCAGGGCCTCATTATATTCAGCAGTATCTATCTGTCTTACTGTTGAAGCATTTTGAGATGTAACAGTTATATTTTCTTTCTGTCCATTAGTTGCTTCAGTACCTCCTTTTAAATTTATAATAGGATCAGTAATCGATATATTAGGCATTCTTAAACTATCTATGACTTCCCCCACAGAAACAAGTTCAGTATAGCAAGTATAACCACCATCTTCTCTTGCTTGGAACCCGAAGTTTTTAACAAACCCCAAAAAACCATCATAATTACCATTATGAAATTCTTTTAACACATTTACTGCATTAAATATTTCTTGTTGAGTTATATTATTAGTATAAATTCTAGAACTTTTTCCATCGGAATAACCCGTATCTGTAAAGTAATCTTCTAATAAACGTCTTTCTTTATATAAAGTACCATCATTTTTAATATATGGGTTCCACCCCCATTCTAAAATAACCATATAACCTGGCCTCATATATAGCATTTCAAGTACTTCTAATTGTCTTCTATTGTGACATTCAAAGTTAACTTTAGCTTCTCTTAAAGATCCATATGCGGATTTTGTTCTAACATTTATGTCTGTAATACCTGGCATAGGTACTATCCCAAAACCATCAGAAGAAGCATTCGCCCCAATAGCCATATCTCCATATGCTGTATTTGTTTTTAATCCTCTTCGGGGGAATGAATCCCTAATTCTATCTACTCTTCTTACTTCTCTATTACCTCCTCTGGCTATGGCATAATCACTTAAAGTACCTCCTTCTAAAATAAAATTTTGTGATAAAGCAGCTCCTCTGTAAGCATTAAAATTATTTTCGCCTTCCAAACCACCAACTTCGAGGTTAACATTTTCTACATAATCAACCATAGAGGTCATTCTAATTATACACTGTTTATTTAGAGTATAATTATAGAATGCACCTTGAGATAAATTAACATTTTTATTATTTAATGATTCATTTTCTCCATGAAGAACTACGGGCTGAGGACTATTTCTGTTAAGTCTTATCCCACTATCTTCTTTATTACCTAGAGCAATTATTTCTTCTCTTAAAGCTAATTGATCTCTAACATATGGTCTAAATGTATCTTTAAAAATACTCATCTATTATTATTATTAAAGTTAATAAATGAGTTTATATAGTTAGTTGGGTTAGCAGGTATTCTTATTTGTTCACCTAAAGCTACATGGTAGCTATCTTTTCGTAACTTATTAGGATTAGCAGCTAGAATTACCCACCAAAATTGGGTATCATTATAAAATTCAAAGCTTAAATTATCTAACCTATCACCATCTTGAGTTATAATATAAACATCATCTCTACTTAAAGGTACATCTGGCAATACGGTATTTATAAAATATCTTTTACCGTTACCTGAAAGTAATTTTTTTATGTCTGTAAATCGTTTCATTTATTATAAGGCATCAAAGGCTTCTCTGGCATCAGGAGATATAAATGTACCATCAGCCTCATTAGCAAATTCATCATCCATTACTTGGGCATACTTATTAATATTTTCACTTACCTCAGGTAGTATAAATGGTGTAGTAACACTATTAGTAGGAGCAAAGTTATGTACGGGTTGGAATTCACAAGATACATCCAAAATATGGGGATATTGATTTACATCACTATCAGCTCCATTTTTATCATATTTAATCTCCCATGGATACGCTGTGTTCCAACTTAAATTAACACCTGTAAAAAAACCAGGTATTTCATCCATCCAATCTCCTACTGTCAGTCTTGAAAATACACCTCTCATCCTTCTATTTTTATATTCTGGGGCAGTTTGTGCAGCTAAATAGTTTAATTTTCTCCATAAAGGTCTTTGTTCATGTCTAGTTTGGGCATGAATTTTAAATCCTAAATTAATTTTTCTATCAAAACCAGAGTATACATAAAAATTTTCGGCTCTACCATTATATTTAAAACTATTCCAATCCCCACTATAGTTATCACTTAAGTTATCTAAAAATGCCCTGAATAATATTACATTATCTTCTCGGGGGTTTTCCGTATTAACAACTGCTATTCTAAATTTAATATAATCTTCAAATGTACTATCAAAAGGTTCTTGATCTACTCTTTTAAATATATTAGCACCTGATATTCTATCTATAGTTTCAGGGATAAATACATTATATGAACCATTTTCATCTAATTCTACTTTTTTATCTGGCTCTCCAATATTGTATAAATCAATCCTAGTCTTTTTAACATCTGTCTTTTTACCTGTTTGTGTTCTATAATCTGTATAAATATCTCCAGATTCACCAGAATTTGCTTTAAATTCATTAGGGCCTTTTCTTAGTTGAAATAAATTTTGGTTAAATAAGGGAATATATCCTCCATTTTCTCCAATGTCATTAAAAAGATTACTTTTATATTGTTTTATAGTAGTATTACCTATACCAAAGGTTGAATGGGGGCCCCCTGCATATTCTTTAATGGTTCCTAAATTTCCATCAACAATAATTTTATTATAAAGTCCAAATAAAGAATTATCAGAAACTTCATTAATCCCCGATCTTATAGCTGAAAGAAAGTTAGATTCATATTTAGGTCCTCCTAAATTAGGATCATAATTAAATCCACTTTCAAAATTAATATCTAATACTCTATCTCTTCTAAACCTAATACCCGCCGCACCGGTACTTGCTGTACCAAGGACATGAGCTGGAGAAGTTAATCTATTATTAGCTCCCCCGGTAATTGGTTCATCATTAGCATAAAAAGTAGGATTAGTTCTAGATAAAGCTAATTGAGCAGCTAAAAAAGATATTCCATTAGGACTAAGTAATACCTTACCTAGTCTTTCAAAATCATTAGCTGCTCTTTTAACTAATGTTACTGCACCTCCTCGTACAAAATTATTTGTAACATCATCTACTAAATTACCTAAATTAGAATTAGTAGACTGTTCTACACCTGGTAAAGGTTTGCCATCAAAATCATTTATAATAAAAGGAGGTTGGGTATCAAAACCTAATTTTCCAGCCCCCTCTCCGTACCCAAAATTTCTTTGTTCAAAAGGAAGAGTAGAAGTTGTCCCGTCGGGATGACTTAATGTAAATTGTCCCGCTTCATCAGCATCTCTTAATAATCCTCTTAAAGTTATTGCCATAAAACAATTTAGTCAGGAAGATTATCTTCATACTTAGGAGGAGTACTTGGACCGTTAGTAAGAGGGTTATCAAGATTAGAAGGCATACTTACACCTCCATATTGGTGTTGGTAAGCTGGGCCTACTAATGATCTACCTGCTTGATCTTCAAGTGGACCACCATGTAATTGTGAACCATTTGGAATATTAAAGGGATAAGCACCTGTTGCTACGTCGGGACCAACAATTGGGAAATTAGGTCCTGTTTGGTTTTCCATATTAGCTACGGGGCCCTCACCCTGTACTAAATCATGAATTGATGTTAAGTTTTTAATTGCCATAATTGTGTTGTTTTGTTATAAATATTAAGCGAATGTAGGGCTTGCTTGGAGTTCTTGTGCCCCTCCTAATCCTTTTCTACCATTACCATTAGCGGCAGCGAAAGCATCAAATGTGTTTTTAATTACTATTGGGGCAGGTGCCGCTTGGGCTCCTACTCCCGGACCAACTTGTAGATTATCACCTGGAGTTGTTCTAGCCATACCGCCGTAATTATCCATAATAGTAAAAGGACCTTTACTTGATGGCGCCATACCATCTTTTACCATAGCTATACCAGATCCTATAGCCCCAAACATAGCCACTACCGTAGCTAGTGATGCTCCTATACCAAGAGGTCCTAATTTGGCATTTTTACCAAATATCTCAGCTATAGAAGTAATAATTGTCCTAACAGCTAACATTTTTTGAACTACTACTAACGCACCTAAGGCTCCTACTATAAATCCTATAACTCCAGGCATTGATGCAAAAAATGCTGCTACACCCGAAACCATATCTAAGAATGGTAAGAATGCCGTTGCTAAATCTCCTAGAATTGATTGGAATTTTTCTTGGGCAAGATTTAATCTTTCTTGAGCACTTAATTGTTCTAATTTATCTGCTAATTCGTCTTTACCTTGGGCTCTTAATTGTTCAGCATTCATTCCCATAGTCTCTTGCTTAAAGAGCATATCAGATAATGCATCTGTTGACATACCCATAGATTTAGCTAAAGCATCTTGCTGTAGGGTATTCATTTTAGTGAAATCAGTAAACGTACCCATATTCTTAGCTAACTCAGCAGCTACTGTTGCCTGGTCACCAGCTAGTGCTGCAGCCCTAGCGCGTTCAAGATTTAATTGTTTACCTGTTAAGAGTTCGGCTTCTAACTCAGATTCAATACTGGATTCAAATTCTAATAATTGCTTACTAGCTGCAGCTATATCTTCAATTTCTGCACCTAATAATTTAGCTGCGGTAACTGCTTTAGCAATTTCTACAGGATTAGCTCCTAACTGTGCTCTTAATTGGCCTGATACTTTACCTGTAGCTTCTAATACTCCTTTTAGATTTAAAGCTACACCTGCTCCTTGTTGAAGTTCATAAGAAGCTCCTAATGCATTTTCTTCAACACTTCTAAGAGTTTCACCTGATCTTTGAGCTTGAAATGCTAAACTACCTGCTGCTTCTGCTGATAAACCAACTACATCAGTTAATTTAGAAGTAGTCATTAAAAGCTCGTCATTAAACCTAACAGCTGTTCCTAGCTGTTCGTTTAATGCCCCCATAGCTTTACCCATTCTAATAGAGTTGATAGCTATATCACCAGATTGCAATGCAGCGACCGCGAATTCTTGTTTTAAAGCTGCTGCTTCTGATTTAGATAAATTAAGATTTCTACCCATTTGGGTCGTTTCCTCATCAGCTTTCATCATGGCTGTAAGGAATCCATCTATTAACGTATTAGAAGTTTTTTGTAATTTATTTTCTATCTGTTTTAAAGCAATCAGTTGCCTTGAAATTCCTAAATGTTCTAATTTTGTTTTAGCAGCAGCCCCCGCTAAATTTCCTATATGTTTATCTAATCCTAGTTCTTTTAATTTCTCTCTATTAAGACCTTTACCAGTTTTTAATGATTTTCTTAGGGCCGATAATTGATCATTATTTAAACTTAATACTTTTTTCTGAAGAGCTTCACGGTTAGCTTCACTATCCATGATGGTTTTACTTAAACTACCACTATCTTTTTGGTTTGCCCTAGTTTTAGACGTATTTTTAGCTACTCGGTCCGTAGCATCAGCAGTGCCTTCTAATTTGGCATTTAGTTCTGCTACTAAACCACCTAATTCAGCAAATAGAGTTTTTAACTCTTTTGCTGTATTATTCATAGAATCTAGATTATCTTTTTTAGCCATTTAAGTTAAATAATGTCCAATATAAATATTAAACTTTTAAGTTCTTTGGTATATTAGGCATTTTAGGGAAATTTTGGGCCATTTGCGAAGACTGACGCATAGCTTTTTCATGTTCTTCATTATGTTTTTCATGAAGGTCGTTTATTTTTCTAATATGATATCTTCTAATATGAATAGGCATATTATATACTTCAGAATATAGAAAACCCCCCTTACCATAATATACTAGGTCATGTACTTCATCATAAACTTGGAATTTATAATTCGGAGTCAGGCCAAAAAAACGTGATCCCAATAGGGATCTTAACGCCTTTCACGTCTCCAGCTGCGTTCTCAAGATCATAAGTTAAGTCTACATCAGGCTGTATTTCTTTGATATATTCTCTTAATGCTCTTGCGTCTCTTGCTAATAAGCCGTTTTCTACAAACTGTCTAACCGTTTTGCGCTCGTAATCGCCTTCAACAGATAGAATAGTATGTTTTAATCTAGTAGTATATTCTGCAGAACTATTCTTATTCATTTTTTTAAGGCCCTTAACTTCATTCTCTATTTTCTTTTCATCTGCGTGAGTGATAAGCTTAAAAGTAATAGATTTTTTTACAGTAGGAAGAGTAAATTCAAATTCATTTTTTCCTTTACCTTGCAAATGTTCTTCTTTCATTAACTTATCCTTAACTTCAGTAAGATCTACCGTATGTTCTTCACCATCTAATTCAAAAGTATAATCTTTACCATATCCTAAAACACGAGCGGCAATCATGATTGCATTTTTATCACCTACAATTAAATCGTTATAATTAATAGGTGTAACTATAAGTGCTTCTAACAATTTATCTATTACAGAACCATTTTTAATGTAACTTTCATTAGTTAGAATGTCTTCTTCCTTAGCTTTCATATACTTCATTTCTAGTACACCTTTAGCTAATGGGTTATCTTGGGGGTAAATTAGGCCTTTAGAGGGTAACGTTACTTCCTCAGTAGGGAACATTGGTTTATTTTCTTCCATATTGTAACTTTTATATGTTTGCATATACATATGTAAAAAAAAGAGGTGCTTGCGCACCTCTTAATTTATTTGTGTTAAGAATCTTAGTAGTTTAAGATTGCATAATCCATGGCAATTGTCAAACTAATTTCCATTGGAGTGGATGAAGTCCAATCACCCGATCCAAATTCAGCATTAGTTATATAAGCTCCTTTACAAATCCATTCTTCAACTACATCACCAACAGGACCTAATGTGTTAAATTTAATTTCTTTTTTGTAGAAATCAGAATAACCATCTCTACCTGTTACTGATTCGTGGTGGAGGCGAACCCACTCCATCACTGCTTGTGCTCCTGAAGGAGTTACTGGATCATATAGAGTACAAGAAATAGGAGTCCAATCGGATTTACCTTTAACTTTTCTTTTCACGTTAATGTGATCAAGAACTACTTCTTCTGCGGTGTATTTAGGCTTATCTGCGGACTTAATGAGATAAGCAGGAATACCATCTATATAAAATATAAATCTATTTTGCAGCTTGGGTTCGTAAGCTGTATAGAACATATCTGCTGAACTTAATATTGCCATTGTGTTGTTATTTTGTTATAAATATATTAAAGCTGAATTTTTAGTCATTAAATGTTGCACCTGTTGGCTGAATTGTATAATCTAAGATTATAAATTCGGCTGTTTTAGTAGGTTGAATAAATATTTGACCTACTAATTGGTTTCTGTCTATTGCTTCAGCAGTATTGTTACTTTCATCCATTACTACTCTAAAGGCAAATAATCCTTGTCTTTGTTGTACTGACTCTAAGAAAGGTGTAACAGCGTTTAAGAATCTATTTCTTGTGACTGTTGTATTTTGTTCAAATACTAGGTTCTTAGAAGTATCACCAATAAAGTTCTTAAGAGAAATTAATAATCTTCTTACGTTAATACGGTCAAGAGCACTTGCTTTTTTCTGGAGTGTTTTTTGTCCATATGCTACGGGACCTACTCTTGGGAAGGTTGCAATTGGATTTACTTTATTATCATATAATTTATCTCTAACTGCTTGGTTTAATTTAAATTCAGTTCTTACAACAGGTAATCCACCTCTATTCAAACCTGCAGGTGCAAACCATGGGGCAGCTATTCTATCATTTGCGGCATAAACTCCTTGCATTACTGTAGAAGCAGGTACATATACGTTTCTGCTTAATTCCGTTGATGGTACCTGGACCCAAGGCCAGTAAGTACCCGCAAAATTAGTATTAAGTTCTCCAGCTTCTCCTGTAATGCTTCCAACTCCTGTCAAATCTGCACCATAAGGTACCAAATCCGCTATGTAGAAGCAATCGCCTCTACCTTCACAAAGTTCTATGATAGACGCTACTACGGAAGCATAATCTTTATTATACATACCTGGTGCTGTAATAGTGCTGAATCTATATTCATCTTGGTTTTTAAGAATATTGATAGCTGTAGTATAATCATCTGCTACTAATCCTTGAGAATCTGTTCCACTAATATTTTTAAAAGTAAGCATTGGTTCACCTGTTGGAATATTAGTTCCAGTAGCACCATGGAATGAGCCACTGCCCGCAGATGGTAAACTATGTTGGTAGCTAACACCCGAACTATCAGTACCTATAGTACCATCAGCTAATAAGTAATCTGTGGTTTGTAATTCAACTGATTTAACTCTTACGAATTTAGATTGGTTAGGATACTCACCTTCTACTTTAATAAATGTTTGGCCTTCCGCTTCAGTTGTAGTTGTGGTTTGATCTCCAATAATTCTAGCAATATAATTATCAGATTTAGGATCTAAACTACACCCTATAAACGTTTCTAATACTATTTTATTGTTAGTATTATCATCACCTCTTCTAATTGATAAATTAAAAGTACCATTCGCTGTATTAACACCACTAACTTCCCATCTTAAATTATCTAAAGATCCTGATTTAAGTGAACCATCTGCAAATTGTTCACCTGCATCTGTAGCTCCTGTAGTGCCATTAAATACTATACCCTGACCAATTGTTTCAAGAGTAAAGGATTTAGTTCCTGTACCATCTGCACCACCCTCTAAAGTTAATACGTCCGACATAGTACCGTCGGCACCCGAACCTGTATCAACACTGATACTATTTCCTGCTGTACCCGCTATTGATGCTGTAAGTTCAATAGCTGTACCATTAGCAGTAGCATCAACTCCTATATTTGCATTATCTATTTCGGTGACTAAACTAGTAACAGTACCCGCTATATCCGATCCAGTTGCAAAGAAAAATACATTACCCGCGGGAGAATCATCAGGCACTACACCTGGGCTAGCACCCACAAATCTAAATTCTGTACCATCTACCGTTATTTGGAATTCCGTATTGTCTTGGAATTGGTTTACTATTGTTAAACTTCCAGAAGCTTTCGCACTTGCTGACCCACCAATATTAGATTTAATATTAGTACTAGTAGCAGCTGTAAATGAACCACTAGAAACTCTAGTTACTAGCATACTATTACCTCCGTTAGCAAAGAATTTTTGTGCTGCTATAGAGGTAAAAAATTCTAAGTTTTCAGAAGCAGAAACAAAGGTTGTTCCAAATTTGTTTTTATAGTCAGCAAATGAAGTTACTACTGTAGGTCTTTCAACTGGACCTTTTACTGTAGGGCCTATGATTGCTGCACCTACTTCTACGGGGGCAGGTGTTATGAAGGATTGATCGGTTTCTCTTTGAAATACTCCCGGAGATACTATTTGTTCGGCCATATCTTGTGTTGTTTATTTATAATAAATATAGAAAAAAATTGCCAGCAGTTTCCTGCCGGCAATAAATATAAAAAATATTTCAAAAAAATATTATTCTTCCATTTTAATAAATGTGCCTTGTTCCAAATCTACTTCACCTTTACCATATTTTTCAAACATACTTTTAGATACTTCACGTTCTGTTTTATAAAGTTCATTAAACTGTTCCGCTAATTCATTAAGTTGACGTTTAATGTTATCTTCGGCAATGCCAATTTGTCCTCTTAAAAAAGTAAGTTCATTAGTTTTAGTCCGTAATTCGGTTAATTGTTGGATTTCTTCTTGTGTTAATTTAACACCTTCATTAGTTTTTATAGCCATAACTTATTTGTTTTTATATACGTATAATAGAAATTAATGGAACCCTAATTTTACTTTAGGAAAAATTGTTGCCGGGTAAGCAACCTCAAATTCTAATGAGCGTTGGGTGGCAAGTGGTGAATTAGAATCTATTAATCCCAGGTTTACCAGTGTATTGTTGGATTGACCATATTGAGAAGGGTCAGCAGATTGGCCAAATATATCAAGAGAGTTATCTGGATTATCATCGGTATATCTAATGATAAATCTGCTTCTAGTAAGGGCACCTAAACCACCTAAACCATCATTAGATGCTAAATTAAATAATTCATTTATTCCATCTGCATTTAAGACATGAGTTGCTAATTTAATAATTCCTCCTTCACTTTCAGTTACAGTTTCTTCTGCTGTATCTATTAGTAATTCATCTGCTATATTCTGTGCTGTAGGTGCGCTAAAATTATATCCCCAGCCCATTGTAAATTTATTATCTTCACCAGAAGAAAGAGTGTTGTTAAATCTATAAAGGAATCTAGTAGTAATAGAACTAATGCCCAGCCAACCACCAGGAATAAAACCATTTAAATCCGTGAAAGTAGTAAATGGAGTTGTTTCATTAGGTGCTGCATATCTAGCATTAATTCCTATTATACCTGCCAATTGGTTACCCTCGCTTACTTCATTACTTAATCTAATTGTTCCCTGATTTCCAAAAGTAATCGCTAATGTCCCATCAGTCCCCTCATCCGTTATAACTGCATTAGAAGCATTAGGGTTTAAAAAAGTTCTATATTGAAAATCTGTTGTACCTATTTTAGGGGTAATTACTATTTTAGTAGGTTGAGATTCTTCAGGTATATCGTATGAGATTTGGATTTGTGGATTATCTGTTATTTCACCTAATGCACTTATAAATAAGCTTCCTATAAAACAGTTTCCCTGAGTATTTGCCGGGCTAGTATTATTAGCTGTGTTTCCGTCTTCATCTTCTATTAATGGATCATTAATTCTAGAAATCTTCCAACTAACAAAATTATTAAAAAATTCAGGGGTAAAATTTGGACTAGTAAAAGTATCAAATCCTGTAAGATCAGGAGTAAAGAAGGAAATTTGTGGAAATGTAGAACTAAGTTTAGTGACTGTAACCTGGCCTCCTGGAAGGTCAGATGTAAATTGATATGTTAATTGATTAGTATTAGTGCCAGGTGAACCCGATGTTCTAATAGCTGTTATTGATACTGCTAATTCGATATTAGTAGCATTACTAGGGATAGTAGGGATGTTAAATCCTTGTAAATCTATAGTTTCATTGGTTGTATTAAGATTTATATTTCCCGCAGATGACGGATCCCCCTGAGCTTGATCTACTAAAGTATCAGAATCACCACCGGTCGAATCATCTGGTCCTATACTGCTCCCAAATAAAAAGCCTGTATTTTCTGAACTTGCAGGGGTGATGATGGATTTTTTTAAGAGAGCTTTATCTGGCATATTATGATATTGTATTAATATTGTTTTAGTCTTGTATGTAAATTTTTTTAGATCCTGAATATAGATATTTTCCATAACTATAATCACCTATCTCCGGGTCAGATGGATCAAGGGATGTAGACATGTAAACAGTTATAAATTGCCCACTTTCAGAAGTATATAACTTATATCCATCAGATTCACATATGTATTTTACTCGTATCATTATCCTTCAATTAATTCAACATTATCAATAGCTAAATCGCCTCTAAATCCAGTACCATTTTGGGTTACAAAATAAATATAATGTACAGCATCTGTTGCTCTATATGAATTTAAACTAACGGTTTGTTGTTGCCACACACTTGAATTAGCAGTATATCCACTAAAACTTTCGAGAGCTAATAATTCTGTTGCTGTTGAGTGGTTTGAACTAGCATTTGTATCTATATAAACGTATAAATCTCCTATATTTGATCCAAAAGCATGAACCCAAAATTTTAAATTAAGGTTATTACTTGTATTTATCATTTCAGTACTAAAATTAAATCCGGGCATTCTTGTAACAAAAGCATAAAGGTGTCTATTATTTGTTACTTCACTATAAAGATAATTTTCACCACTAGAATCGGTTACATGGCTTCCATCTGTGGGATTTACTCCACCATTAGGACCAGTAGTACCCGAAGGAGTACCATCTTGACCACAATTCCATCCTTTAACTGTTTTATTAGATGTCCTACCCCAAAAAGTACCATCTACAGCACTAGTACCATTAACCCAATCTGAGTGGGTGAGAGAAGGAGACCAATCACCTGTAGTTTCTTGGGCTGTTTGATCTTCAAATTGGTATTGTTTGCTGAATAAAGAGGGTGGGGCCGCTCCTGTTAATGATAAACCATTGAATTTTGCAATTGTATTACCTACAACAGTATCGAGCTTAGCAATGCTTCCACTAATAACCGAATTAACTTTTTCTGCAGTAGCTGCTTCTTGGTATGTAACACGTAAACCAAAACCTCTTACTAATCCTGCTACCATACCACTACTTTCATTTTGGAAAGTAATAGCAAAACCAAAATTAGCTTGGTTAGCAGGATCCCATGATAATCCAGCTAAATCAGAAGTACCCCCAAATAGCACATCATCACCTACAGAATTATTTTTATATGATTTATTACCCCCATCAAATTCAGCTGTAGTATCTGAGTTACTTAAAGTGATACCACTAAATCCACTATTATCAAAAGTTAATTTTGAGGAATATGAAGTTCCATTATGTAAATAACATTCTACATCAAATGTGCCTGTGCTTGAACCAAATGAACCTATCCTAGAATTACCGGACCCATCAAAATCTGTTCCTGCCACAACTTCAACTCCTAATATTGTAGCCCCTGCGGGAATTTGAGAAGCATTAAAAAAATTAGTAAATAATACTCCAGAGGGAGTAGCTGTAGCGGCCATGGCACTAGAACCTGCAGAAGTTTCTAATACTCTATTAGCTTGGGTTGAAGAAATAGATGCATAATTTACTCCATCACCTATATCGGTTCCTATACTTGTGTGGCTGTTTGGTCCTTCTATATTAGTTGTTGGCATTGTAAATATTAAATTGTAACTCGGATGGACATAACCACCCAGTATTTTCATCAAAATCCCAATCTGCTATAAAATAATCTCCTTCTTGGTAATAGACACCTTCATAATACTCTCCATTAATTAATTCTATATTAGGATCGTCCGTAGGAACATTACTTGTAGATTCTGTTTTTAATATAGTATTACTCCCTGATTGTATAGTTTCCCATACATTAGATGTATTATTATATCTTTGTATAGCTCTTATATATCCCATTATGATACTTCAATAAAGTCTGGTGATGGATTAAAGTATATTAAATCAGTACCGAATTGGTGACCTAATATTCTAACAATATCTCCAGAGGTGTCTGGGGCTGTTGCTAACATTCTTCCAGATGCTGCATCACTTAAAAATACTGGGCTACCTATTCCAGCACTAGGATCATTTTCAGGGTGTATAAATCCTCTTAAACACATCCCATTTGTAGTAGAGTTAGATCCTAAAGCTATTGCTAGAGACCCAGACGCTGTTGCACCCGCATCTGCCTGTGCTTCACCCCATGTACCATCAGGTTTTAAATAATAAACTTTACCCGCCGTAGTAGACGTGCCACCAAATTTAACTATATCACCTATTGCTCCACCATTAGATGCTAAAATTGTTGATCCTGTATCAAATAATCTGTGTTCTATTGATGCAGTAGTCATAGTGACTAAGTTATCTGCATTTAATTCAATATTATTATCAGCGTGGATTTCAAGGTTTTCAGGATCATCAGTATCAGCTTGAATAAACGTATTTGTAGAATCACTATCAAAACCAATTTTATTATTTCCAAAATCAAAGATGTGTCCGCTAGTACCATCACCAAAATTCATTCTAGAGTTAGCACCTACAGGAGAAATATATGGTTGGGATACACCAAAAATCCCACCAAAAATTTCTATTCCTGTATTATCAGTATTAGTAGAATGGACTAATAATTCACTGTTTGAGAAAGTAAGTTTAGATGTACCTTCAATAGTATCAGCATCTGTAAATACTGCTATTTGATTATCAGCAGGTGTACCTGTTGTATCTACACCGCCTCCTCCAGCAATAGCACTTGCAAGTGAAGCAGAAGTAAAATTACCTCCATTAAGCATTAAGTGACCAAATGATCCCGTAGATGTTATACTTGCACTTACATTACCATCTAATTGTAAATTACCAGATTCATCTAAATTAGCAATTTCTGTATTATTGTTTTGAAATTTAAATGATTGGCCTGTTTCATCGTTATCATCATCGATTTTAAAGGTTATATTACCATCAGCTTGGATAGTTAAATCTTGATCAGCGGTTGCTGCAAATACTAAAGATTTAACTGAAGCTGCAGCATGGATTTCACCAGCATTCATATTGAGGGTATTACCATCCATATCAATATCACCCCCTAGAGTTAATGAACCTAAGGTACCTACTGATGTTATATTAGTTTGAGCTGCTGTTGCTAAAGTACCTACTATTGAGTTACCTGTAATTGTGCCACTTGCACTTATATTACCTGAGGCTGTTACATTACCTGTAAAAGTAGGTGAAGTAAACATTGTGGCTTTAGATTCATTTGTTACATTACCTAAACTTAAATCTGTTTTTACTTCTGAAAAACTTCTTCCTTCAATTGTATTAGCATCTGTGAATTTAGCATAGTCATTATCTACAGGTGTACCTGTTCTATTTACTATTTTATATTCATCCATAAAGGCTGTTATTCCTACTTTTTGAGCTTCCCCATCATCATTATGGTGAACTAATAGTAAATCATTAGCTGCGCTAGTACCTCCTGTATTAAAGGCTCCAGCATCCGTTATAATAGTACCACTACCATAATCAACATTTACTGTTACAGCTCCAGATGAACCACCGCCTGATAAGCCACTACCTGCAGTTACACCTGTGATATCGCCTGCACTAGCAATATCTGCCGCAAGTGCAGCACTAGTAGCTGTAAAAGCACCTGATATATCAGCAGAAATTTGTTCAGAGCTACTTAATACACCCGCGGCATTAATTACACTTGTAACTGCGGCATCTGTATAACTAACCTTTGCATCATTAGCGGTAACACGTGTACTGAATGAAGCACTAACGGCTGTAAACGAACCACTTACATCTGATGCGATTTGTGCTGAGGATGATACTAATGTTTTAGCAGTTATTATTTCATTTGCTGTTACTCTAGTGCTAAAGGAGGAACTTGCTGCTGTAAATGAACCACTTATATCTGAAGCAATTTGAGCTGAACTTGATACGGTGCCAGCTGGGATTGCTGATGAACCCGAAGGCCCTGCAGGACCTTGTGCCCCACCTAATAAATCAAATATACTAAATCCAGATGCTCCTGCTACAGTAGATGTTGTAAGCTC